ACTGGCCGGGGCCGCCAATGCCGGGGCCGCCGAAAAGTCTGCAAAAGGTGGCCCGAAAGGCGCTTTCAAGGGCGAGCAGGACCCCAAGAAGCATCCCGACTGGACGACGTTCAGAACCGATGTCGAGAACACCGCTGCCGGTGATCTCAATCAGGACCCGCGCGAGCCCTATCCGACCGGCAACCCGCCCGACCCGGCGCAGGAATTCGCCCAGATTTGGGGCTTCAAGCCCGGCGAAGGCGGCAAGGGCGGTATCGCAGGTGCGAAGGACACGCCCAACCCCAAGGCCAAGGGAGACTGACCGATGGCCCAGTTTGACCTCAACCGCGCTGGCGACACGCCGATTGCCACCCTGAAACTCAACGAGATTGCGCCGGTCAACTGGCACAAGTACCCGCCGAGGGTGGCCGACATGACGAGCAGCAACCAGAACGCCGCCAAGCCGGTTCATACCGGGGCTGCGGGCGACTTCATCGGCGGCGTCAAAGGTGACGATATCGACGTGTCGACGGCAGCGGTGGCGCTAGCCAGATGCGACGGCGGCGCTACCGAAACTGATTACGGCCCCCGCACACAGGCCGCCAAGGCGGTGATCCTCGGCACCACGCTGGCGGTCGATGTCGGCCAGCCGCGCGGTTCGATTTCACCCGGCCAGCGTTATCCAGTCGCGGGCGATGCGGCGGTTGCCGCGCCGGTCGTCAGCTCGATCTCGCCGACCACCGGAGCCGCCGCCACGCTGCCGCTGACGGTGACCATCACCGGCACCGGCTTCACCCAATGGTCGACGGTCTACACGGGCGGCATGACGACGCCGGAGGCCTCGGCCAAGTACGTCTCGCCGACGCAGATGAAGGTGGCGATCTGGGCCGCCGCCCCCGGCACCGTGTCGGTCGCCGTCGAGGATCACAACGTGCTCAGCAATGTCGACGTGCTGTTCACCGTCACTTGAGGAGACTGAACCATGGCTGACCCTGTAGCTCCCGACTGGCATGCCTCGCAGCCGGTGCCGAAGGAGGCCTATGTCCCGGCCATCGGCGAGCCCGAGCCCGACGAATGGGTGGAGGGCGACCATCCGACCGAGAACCCGGACGGGGTGACCAATTCCAACGAGGACTATTACCCGAAGACGCAGGAGGAGAAGGCCGCCCTGCTCGGCGTCGAGATGGTCGACCCGGTCGAGATCGCGCCGGAAGAGCCGTATCCCGAAGGCACGGGCCCGGAGCCGCGCGAAGACCTGCTCAGACGCATCCACAGTCCGCAGGAGCTGGTGGCGGGCGAGGACATGGCGGAGCAGCTCGAAAAGAACCTCGCCGCCGGAGGCTCGGTGACCCCGGACGAGGTGATGGTTTCGATATGAGCTTGGGCAGCCTGCAGCGGCCAAAGACGCTGACCGAGAACCAAGAGATGCATCAAGGCCGCATCTCTGAGGCCTGTGAGCTGCTCAGGCTCTACATGCATGAGGCCGAGGGCTCGATGGTGCCCGGCGAGCATCAGGAGCATGAGTTCATGGGCAGGCGGATGAAGATCGCCGCCACCCATCTGGAGACGTGCGAGATGTTCGCCCGCAAGGCGGCGCTCGAATGACCGTCTACGTGATCAGGAACGGCAGGCTGGTGGTGAAAACCAAAAGTCAAAGGAAACATGACGGGATTTCGTTTCCGACGCCGATGCTCAGCCGCCTTGAGCCCTACGAGAGCCCGATCACCGGCAAGGAGATTTCATCTTGGCGCGAGCGGGATGCCGAGATGGCAGCCAACGACTGCTACGACCCCCGCGATCTCCCCCGCGATCACAGCCATGCGCGCGGCAGAAACAAAGCTGTGAAGGACAGGGCAGATGGCCGAGAACGACAATCCGACGACACCTTCCAATGGCGCGACCCCACCTGAGCCGCGCCAGAGCCTGAGAGACATCGCCGAGGCGGCATGGGACGAGGTGGTCGAGAACGCCCCGGAGGACGGCGGCGAGCCTGCGGTTGACGATCAAACACAACCGCGCGATGCTTATGGCCGCTTTCTCCCCAGACAATCGGGCGAGGAGCCGGGTGAAGCAGAGGGCTCCCAGCCTTCCCAGCCCCGCGATGAACAGCAGGCACCCGATGGTGCGAAGCCGGTTCCCCCAGCCCCGGATGACGGGAGAAGCAGAGAACCACCGCAACACTGGCCTGAACACGACCGTCAACTTTTCGCAAGGCAGACGCCGGAGGCACAGGAGTGGCTCCTGCGCCGCCACACCGAGATGGAGCGGTTCGCTCAGGATAAGGTGCAGGCCGCCGCGACAGCAGTTCAGTTCACCAACGCGCTGGCCCCATTCTTCCAAGACCCGCTCGTTGCCGGGTCGATGCAGCAGGAAGGGATAACCCCCTTCGACGCCATCACGCGGTTGCTGGCGTTCCAGCGCCGGGCCGTGGACCCCAATCCGCAGGTCCGTCAGGCGCTGCATCAGGAGCTGGGGCAGATCATGGGCCTGAACCCAGCGGCCAACGGCCAGATGAGCCCGCCGGGCCTGTCAGAGCAGGATTTGAAGGACCCGGTGATCGCAACCTTTGCCGACTACTTCGGCAAGACGCAGTCAGAGATGCAGGCCCTTCGCGGGACGCTGAACCAGATCATCCAGTCGGGGATCGACCAGCAGAACGCACAGGCCATAGCGCAGAGCCGATGGACCATCGAACAGTTCGCCGACGCCAAGGATCAGCAGGGCAACCCGCTGCACCCCTTCTTGGACCATCCCGAGGTGATGGCCGAGCTGATCGAGAAATTCAGGGTGGACCCCAACCGGGACCTCCAGCAGACCTACGACAGGGCTGTCTGGGCGGTTCCCGATCTCCGCAAGCTGATGCTCGACGCCGAGCGGAATTCCGCCCAGCAGAAGCAGTCCAACGAGCGGGCCAGACTGGCGGTCAGGTCGAACGTGCGGGGGCTCACCTCGCCGGTTTCGAAGCCGCAGGCTGACAACGGGCCACAGGGTCTGCGCGGCACCATCGAGGCTGCTGCCGATGAGGTCGGCTTCTGAGGAGCCAGAGGGCTCCTCTCATGGAGCCCGTCATGGCCGAACCGACCGTCAACCAACTCGTCGCTACAACCCTCAACAATTACCATAAGGAGTTCGCAGACAACGTCAGTAATTCGAATGCGATTACTGCGCTACTAAGACAAGGTAACAGAATTCGCGTTATCGATGGTGGTAAAGCGATAGCAACGCCGCTCACTTATGCTGAGGAAACCTTCGCATGGTATGTCGGCACCGAGCTGCTCAGCCGGGCAGTCAAGGAGACGATCTCTGAAGCGGACTATGCCCCGGCCAATGCCGTCGCCTCGGTCACCCTCAGCGGACCCGATCTGGCCAAGAACCGGGGCCGCGAGCGCATCCTCAATCTCTTGGAAGGCAAGCTCGACAACGCCGAAGCAACGATGAAGAACAACATCACGAAGGCCGTCTATGGTGATGGTACAGTTGCCAAGTCTTTCGCAGGTCTTAAAGCAATGGTCACCGATGCAGGCACAGGTATTGTTGGTGGAATTGACTCAGGTACTTGGACCTTCTGGAAGAACCAGTTCCAGAGCATCGCAAGAGCGACAGGCTTACAGTATCCGGCTTTGAAAGCCGGGATGAATGCTTTGTGGATGAAGCTGGTGCGCGGCACCGAGCATCCCGACCTCGTCGTCGCCGACGCCGAAATCTACGGCACCTACGAGAGCGGCCTGCAGGAGAACCAGCGTTATGCCGACGCCCGCCTCGGCGCGCTCGGCTTCGAAACCTTGCGCTACAAGCAGGCCCCGATGGTCTTCGACGGGGCCGCGACGGGCCTCAGCGGAGGTTATATGTTGAACACGAAATATTTGAAATTCGAGGTCTACAGCGGGCGCAATTTCGAGACGCTCGACCTCCCAGACCAGAGCCCGGACATGGATGCGGTGACCAAGCACATCGCCTTCATGGGGGCGCTGACGCTGTCCAACCGCGCCATGCAGGGCCGCATCGTGCTGACCGGCACCTGAAAATTTATTTGCCGCCGGGGCGCACAAACCGCGTCCCGGCTGGCCTTGGTAGGTAGGAGCATGACATGAGCGACAACATTGCACTGATCCGGTTCGTCAACGACTGGGTCGAGGACGGTGTGGCCGAGGACGGCCTGCCGCGTTACCGCGAGGCGGTGAAGATCATCAAGGCGGTGCCGCCGCTGACCGAGCTGCCGCCGACCTTGGCCACCGAACAGGATTTCGAGGAATATTCCGGGCCCTACGCGCTGTTCCAGAAGGAGCAGAGGGCGATGAAGCAGGTCCCGACCGAAGGCGGCGGCTTCCCGCTGGCGCTGTGGACGGCGATCACCGCCGCCGATCTGAAGATGCTCAGCGCCCGCGACATCACCACCATCGAGCAGCTCGCCCGGCTGGCGGAGCGTCCCGACCCGGCAATGCCCGGCGAGATCAGGGAGCTGGCGCAGCGCGCCAAGCAGATGAGCGCGCTGTCGAAGGAGATCGGCCAGTTCGAGGAAATCATCCGCAACAAGGACGGCATCATCGAGGCGCTCAGCGAGCAGGTCAAGGAACTGCGCTCCACTGTGTCGGCCCGCGATGCGCTGATCCTCGCCCTCAAGCAGGCCCCGATGATCGCACCGGGAGACAGCCCGCATGGCTAGACGGATCACGGTCAAGGACTGCGTCAGCCAAGCGTCGATGGAGATCGGCATCACCCAGCGTGAGATCGGCAGCGCGGTGGGGTCGCTCGATCAGGACATCGCCCAGATGGTGGCACTGCTGTCGGCGGTGGCCGACGAGGTGTTGCTCGACGAGCCCTACAAGGAAACGCTCGGCGACGAGGTGTGGATTTATGACGAGGACGGCAACCCGAAGCAGGCGATCAGCGCCGACAGCGATCTCATCGGCTTTGACGCAAGGCTCGCCATCGACGGGCTGAAGTACAGGTTCCTGAAGGCCAAGGGCCTCGAATTCGGCGAGGAGATGCGCGACTTCGGCACCCGGCTCAACAAGCTCGCCAACCGCGCCAACGGCGTCGTCCTCGACCTCTATGCCGACGAGGGGCGCGTCCAATGAGGATGCTGCCGTCCCGCTATTCGCAGCCGAAACCGGCGACGGTCAAGAAGGGAGCAATTGCCCGCATCAAGCATCTTGGCGCACCGCTGAAGGGGTTGTCTTTGTCGTCGAAGCTGGTCGAGGGCGATCCGCTGACCGCGCCGATCCTCGACAACTGGGTGATCGAGGAAGGCCAGATCAAGTGCCGGGCAGGCAGCAAGCTGCTGATGACGCACGCCAGCGGCCAGCCGGTCTGGCATCTGGTGCCGTTCTACGGCCAGCCCAACAGGCTCGCCGCCGCCACCGACCACAAACTGGTCAACATCACCACCGGAGCCACCATCAAGGACGGCTTCGCGTCCGACGACTGGCACTGGACCTCGTTCTCCAACCTGTCGGCCATCGATTTCACCATGATGGTCAATGGCGTCGACGGCGTCTGGTCGTGGAGCGGCGGCGAAAGGCCCCCCGGCGCAACGGTCACCGTCACCTCGGTCAGCAAGGCCAATCCGGCGGTGGTGACGGTGGCGGCAGCCGACATCGACAAGTTCATCGACGGCATGGATGTGATTTTCGCCGGGGCGGTCGGCACCGGCTGGGTCAATCTCAACGGCACCCATTCGATCTGGAATGTCGGCACTCCGGCCAACAGTTTCACGGTGTACGGCGTCGACACCACGACGGCGACCGGCACCTCACCGGCTGGCATCACGGCGGTGCCGCAGGGCTCGATGGTCAAGGAAACCGTCACCGCCCCATCCTACAGCCCGCACATCGTGCCGGATCAGTTCCAGCTCGTCGTCAGCCATATGAACCGGTTGTGGTTCGCCGACAGCAGCAATTTGGCCCTCTACTATTTGCCCTTGCAGCAGAAGCAGGGCGAGGTGAAGGAGCTGCCGCTCAACGCGGTGTTCCGGCGCGGCGGCTCGATCCGCGCCGTCTATACATGGACCGTTGACGGCGGCATGGGGCTCGACGACCAGATCGTCATCTTCTCGACCAATGGCGAGGCGGCGATCTATGGCGGCACCGACCCCGACAGCGACATGTCGCTGACCGGCGTCTACCGTTTCGACGCGCCGATGTCGAAACACTCGGTGGTCAACTACGGCGGCGATCTGTACGTCATGATCTCGACCGGGCTGGTGCCGATGACCACGTT